GTAAATTTCAAATCTTCCCACTGACTTGGTTCCCATGTAGAAGCATTTTGAGACTTAAAGAGAGAACCTAAGTATGGTTGGTTAGAAATAAATGTATCAGTTAATAGATCAGTTTCACCTATCCTTGAAATATAAACACTATACTTAGTGGAGTTAGATGCTAAAGCTACTGCATATTCTGTATTATTACCTTCAAGATAAACAGGTGCTTTAAAAGTAACCGTAGTTGCAATAGATCCATCTGCAGAAATACTAACTTCTGAAGGATCTAATACAATTTCAGAGAAAGGAAGTACGTGTTGTGTTGGTAATCCATTCTTCATAGATCTAATTTGGAATACCACAGGTATATCCATATCATCTTTTGTTCTAAAGAACACATCACATTTAGTAACAAATATTCCACCAGGATCTTCAACTAAGAATGATTGAGCAAGAGGATCATACCACCCAATAATTTGTTGATTTGTGCTTTCAGAAACAACTGTAGATCCTACAACCTCGGTTCCAAGACTTCTATTAACATTTCTTTCTTGGAATTGTTGTCTCTGTTCAATTCTTGCATTTCTAACAGAAACAATATTCTCTTGAACAGTTTCTAGTGTTCCAGCAGATGTAAATGTTTCATCAGTAACAGTTGTAGCATTATCAGGATTGTTGTCTGCATCATTAGTTAATGTAAGAACTTTACTTCCTGTTTCAAATCTTGGGAAACTAATATTATTAGGATTAGGAATATAGAAAGATCCACCACAAAATGCACCAATATCTGAAAGAAGTTGAACTTCTTCAATAGTTGCAATTGCTCCACTAGATTGACCTCTTAAAACCATTCCTTCTTGAACCCAACCAAAGTAAGATCCTTGTGGTTCATTAGATAGTGAGAATGTATCTACATTCAATACATTAGAAGTAGATGAATAAGATGCAGGGAAACTTTGATTTGTATAAGGGTTTTCTGCAAAAACCTTAGTAGGAACATTATATGGTCCTTCTTTATGATTTGACTGTGCTACTCTGAATCTAATTTCAGGTAAACTTTCTGCAGTTATTTGACTAAGACCTGTTGGATTGACAATTCCCCTAACAGTTTCACCTACTTGGAAAGTTCCAGAGGTCATACTAATTTGAAGAATTTTTGGAACACAATACTTAGTAACATCTTGTCCATCAAAGAAAGCATAAAGTCTAGTTAAAGGTTTAACTCTCTTAGCAATAAATTCAATATTTCTAGATCTCATAAATGGAATAAGATCTCTACTTACAACTCTATCACCAACAGATGTTCTATCAAATGATTCAGTAACTAATGTTTGAGTACCTGTTCTATTCTCAACACCTTGTTGAGTTGTTGTTCTTACAGTTTCTCTCGATACTCTATTAACTGTTTCTCTAATTCTTCTAGCAGGGTTTCCAAATCCACCACTAAAGTTATTAATCCAACCACCCATTCCAAAAACACGAGTTTGATTAGAAATTACAGTATCTCTACTAGTATCATTAGTTGTTGTTCCTGTCCATGTAGTTTGCCATGAACCCCACGTTACTGGACCAAATCCAGTCTGTGCATCAATCTCACCATTATCAACCATTCTATTATAAACAGATTGGTAGTCACCTTCTACATTAATAATTTTAGGTTGCAATCTAGTAGTATCAACCCATGTATCAGAAGATGGAGTAATCTCCATAGTTCCTTGCCAGAAACTAATTAAGAAAGGAGTAACACTTTCAGACCTTGTAGCAAAACTTTGCTTTAACCATTCAACTTCAGAATAATCTAAAGTTATAATATCATTTTTCTTTCTTACATTTATTCCTTCAATTGTAGAAAAATTAAGATCGTCTGTAGGATCATTACCAACAACTGGTCCAAAAATTAAATCAACAGAGTTGGTATAATGTCTTGGTCTTAATTCTTTATTTTTGGGATCAATACTATTGTTAATAGGTGTTCCTTGTTCTTGAGTTTTGAATCCAGTAAAATTATCAACAAAGAATCCAGACTTAAATCTATTCAATCCATCACTATCAGCTACAAATAGATTTGCTGTATTAGTTTCTAATAACGAAAGAGTTGTATAATACTCAAGATTCTTGATTCTATTCTCAAGATTCTTAATATCAGACATCGTAAATCTCTTACGATCTAAGAAATCAATCTGTGCTCCAGCAACATTATAAAGATAAGGTGGAAGTCTAACAGTAGCTATTTCAATAGCACCATCAACAGGAACAGGTTTTTGTGGGTCTTCTCCAGGATCCCCATACTTTATCTGGAATTGTCCCTCTTTACTTAAGAATATCCTATCAATTCTTCCAAGATAAAAAGAGTAATCAATCAATAATGATTCATCTGATGCTAAAATATTAGGAGCAGAGTTTCCAGATGCATTAAAACTTCTTCCCTTAAATTCAAGTGGAGACCTATCTCCTTCAGAAACAGAAGATACTATGGATGCTCTTGGTCTGATATCTATCATATCAGTATTAGAAGTGCCATCCAATTTTGGTATATCTATTCCATAATCATATTGATCATAAGAATTTGCAGTTATAAAATCACCATTATCTGCAGAATCAAAAGATCCATTAGAATAATATATTTTTATCTTCTTAGATGGAGAATCTGAATCAAATTTTCTTTTAATTTGACCAATATTGTAAATAGTTGACTGTTGACCATCTACGAATGAAAAATTTGGAGATATATCAAAACTCGGAGAATCTAAACTCGAAACTATTGCACTAGAACCAGATTCTTGGAAATTTACAATTTCTCCTTCTGTAAACAAATGCTCATTTTGATAAATCACAGTAATTTGACTATCACTTGGTTTTTCTGCAACCATTGCAACAGCTTCACTAGACTGTCCAATTATTTGCTCACCAATAATTAATTCATTTGTTGTTGTTGATTGAGTTACAATAGAAGATAAATTAACTTTTGGTGATGATGGATCACTTGTATCTGCTGACTCATATATTGATAATACTTCTATAATATCAGCATCATTTATTGATATATTTTTATCCTGAACTCTTGTTCCATATGGATAAGAACCATATGTCAATCCATCATTTAATGTAGTAGTTCCTATTCCAGAAGCAGCATCATTAGAATAATTAATAACTACAGATTTAACCCTATTTCTTATCTTCTGTTTTGCTTTTGGTTTCTGCTTTTTAATAGTAGCAATTAAAGTTGCTCCTTTATTTGCAGCAGGAGGATCAGTTAAACCACGGATCTGACAAGTATTTCCAGATCCAAAATCAAATTGATCTGCTGTTAATTCATGAGTCTTACCATCTGCACCAATCAAAGAATATCTCTTTGGAGTAAATGGTTGGAAAGATTCATTTGTATCAATCGTAGGAATAGGAGTTTCAAATCTACCACTACTAATATTAACATTAAAAGTTTTTCTTATAACAACTGATGCACCAGTTAAATCAACATTAGATATATTTGACTTAGAAAGTCGTGTGACTAAAGTATTATCAGTAGAAACATCAAATTTGGTTGATAAAACTTTTAAATCACTTACATTCTTAAATGCTGCTGCTGTTGTAATACCAGTTAATGATTCTCCTTCTGAATTTAAACCAACGATAGGTAATCCACCATTACACACTCCAGTAACAGTAGCAACACCAACAACAGAAATGGAGTTTGAAGTTACACTAACTACTCTTGCTAAAATAGGATCTTCTGATATATCAAGATCACTATATTGAATAAGATTACCAATAGTAGTAATACCTGGGAAATTAGGATTAGTACTTTTTATTAAAGTTCCTGCTGCTCCTTTGTCTATACCAATAGTAGCAATACCAACATCAGTCAAAACAGATGGTATTATATTTGCACTAAAGGTGTTAATACCAATTGTATTATCATCAGTTCCATAAAGAGATTTAACATCAGAAACTGTATAATCAGTAATTCCTATTGCAGTTCTTCCATTATTAATACCATTAATTATTAATTGTTCATCTGCAATAAAATTACCATTTTTCTCATAAACAGTTAATCCTACCCCAGAAGTAACTGAGCCTACAAGAAAGGCAGTTGCTCCACTACTTTTTCCTTCAATAAAAGCAGGAACAGATTGTGTAATAGGTTGATTTAATGTAAGTTCACTAAAAGTTTGTACATCATATAATGATATATCCCACTGATTTTTAGCTCTATCACTTTCTGCAACTTCATATGATCCAGATTCAAGTCTAAAATCATATAATCTCGCAAGACCAATTTCTTGTCCTGGAGCACTTTCAGAGTTTACACCAACCCTTTCATCCCTTAAACTTAGAACATATGTACTACCAATACCTACTGTGGGAGTTCTAAAGACACTATTGATTTTAAATGTTGGACCAGTATTATAAATTATTGATTGATTTTTTAATGTGTTTACATCTCTTGGTTTAGGTACATCAAGGAATGTTGGGTTGAGTGTTTCAATCTCATAACCCTTTACATAAGCTTTACCTGGAGAAAGTTTATATAATGCCAAATCATCACTTGGAGTTTCTCCACCTGGTGTAAATTGACCTGCTTTAAATACTCCCCTATTTCCAATATTATCATCTAAAGATTCTAAAAGAGTAACATCAAAAGGTTTTACATCATAATTACCACTTTCATCAAAAGTTCTTCTTGCAAGAGTATCGGTTAAATCAAAGTTTTTTGAATATACTCCACTAAATCCACCAAGAGCAGCTCCTCCTGCCGATCCCTTTCTCTGAGTTCTAAGAACACCATCATTTATTACTGCTAATTCAACAAAACTATTATCATCAAAATCATCAGTAGATTTTTTAAATAAACTTAAAGATATTTTTAATCTATCAGCACCTGGTGCAGAGTAATTATTAAATCCTTGTGAATTATCATTTAAACTTTCATCTATATCTGCATTAATTATCTCTTCATTTACAAATAATCCTACCCTATAACTTGGAGTATTATTATATTGATCAAGAAGAAGTGTTTCTTGATTTACATTGCAGAATTGACCACGAACAAAATATACACCATTTTGAATTTGAAATGAAGATCCAGTTACAGCAGCATTACTTGTTACTGTACGAGCAAATGGAGCCCCAGCAGCAATCGCAGTATTACCTAATAATCCTGAAGTTATTATTTCTGAGCATGTTAATTCCTCTCCATCAGAAAATACTTGAGTAGAATTATTTGATGTGTTGGATGTTAGATAATTTATATAAAGAGTAAGTTGACCTCTTTCAGAATCTTCTGCTAATAAAACTTTATCTACAACAGCACTTACACCAGATCTTTGACCTGTTATTTTTGTTCCTACTAATTGATCAACATAAGCTGATACAGGAATTCCTTGATAATTATTATTAATCTGTATGCCATAATATATACGATTATATCCAGTATTACCAGGTATTACTTTTGCACCTTCTTTAAAAAAATGTTGACCAAACTTTTCAATTTGATTTTGTAATATGGATTGAAGAGCTGTTAATTCTCTAGCTTGGACAGGATATCCTGGCTTAAATAAAACCCGATAAAAATCACTAGACGAATCATAATCGTCAAAGTATGGGGCTACATTTAAGTTGGTTTGCTGTGGCATGATTTTTTAGAACTGCAAAACTATTTTGATATCTTCTTTTTGGTTTGTTGACCGAGTAATAGCTGGTCTATTATCAATAAAAATAATATTTCCTGAGTATTTTTTAACTTCAGGATTGGCAATACCTTCAGTAAAACTCTGACCAAGATAATATGTCCTATTATTTATTACGGTAGATAGACCCGTAAACCCAGTATCAATCTCTAGAGTAGATCCAGATGAAGGAGTAATTTCTACACTTCCACCAGTACTAGGAGAAGCAGTGAATGCATTTAAATTAAATCCATATTGAGGATCTGTTACTCCTAATCCAGCAGTGTTAAAACCAGAAAGAGATCTATCTTGCCAATATTTTAAAACTCCAGTAGTTTGATCGTAATTAACAACTCTTCCCACTGCAGTTGATCCAGTTGCAATTGTTTGAGTGACATATGAATCTGCTGTAAATGTAGCAGAGCTATAACCAGTTCCTGCTAATCTCAAAGCACGAAGAGCACTTGCCTTATCAGAACTTAAAAGTGAAGTAGAATCGTATTGTTGAGGATTACATACCACACCAACTCTAGCAATATCATTTCCAGTTACAAAATCAGGATTCTCATTATCATTTTCAATTCTAGAATATAATAAAACATTGTAAGCACCAAGTTCTCTGTAAATATTAGATCCATGCCCACCTTGAGGTGGAATAATAACATCAAACAAAGGTCTAGTGCTTCCTGTAGGAACAGATCCTGCTTCTAAATCAACACTTCCATAAGTGTATCCAGATCCTTGCTTAGAAAGAACTATGGTATCAACCTGTTGATCGTTAGTTGTAGTTATAGTACATTCTGCACCACTTCCATCTCCCTTAATAGGAACATTTCGATATTCAGTACCACCTACAGGACCAATACTCACTCCCCTATTAGTAACTGTTACAATTTTAATAGATCCATCAACTGCATTATCTCTAACTGCTGCATTATCACTACTTGTTGACCAATCTTTAGGAACAGGCATAAAGTCTGTAGAATCAAACTTTACAATATCGGATGGTTTAATTGTATAAAGATATTTCCATATATAATTGTCACCACTACTTCCAGCAGATTTTGGTTCCAAATCAGTAAACGTTGGTTCATCTAAAGATGGTCTTCCATTAGGATTATCTGGATCAGTACCATTTTGAAGACATTCATAAACTCTATAATCACTGTTTACCACATAATAAGTTGATGTATATAAATTAGTTGCCCCCGAAACTGGAGCAGTATTTGTTCTACTATAGTCTCCCCTATACATGTCATAGGTAGTTCCTGATGACCACACTCTTTTGGTAACAACTTGTTTTGCATCTTCAGAATTTATTTTCTTTAATGCGACCATAGTATCCCAATAATTATTTTCTTCCGAAAAACTATCTTTGGGGGATGGTGGAGTTGTATTCCAATCAGTTGCAACATCAGTAGGATTTGGCAACCCAACAAAAGAATAATATGCATTTGTACTAGAAGTTACTCCAGCAATAAAATTCTTTGCATTTAATATTCTAATTTGATCAGTTATTATAGCAGCCATTTGGACAGAGATTTTTCTTTATTTATTAATGATTTGATCAAGGAGTTTTATATTGCTTATATTTAAGGGAAGCAGATCGTCTTACTACTGGAGAAGTAGAAATTCCACCTGTTCCTCCTAATGTATATGCAGTATAAGTATTACTCTCAGATCTTGAGGTTAGATTAATCTTACCCCAACTATATGCTCCAAAGTAATTACCAGTTTGAATACCAGCACCACTGAAAGTAGGCCATTGACCACTCCAAGTATTAAAGTTGGTTACTTTTACAAACACCCTATTAAGGTGAGTTGTACCTATTCCTACACCTGTAGTTCCAACTCCTGTTGCAGCTTGAACTATTTCATAATTATTAACTTCATAAACGTTATTTAGGAATTGAGTTCCAACTCCAATAACAGCACCACCAGTATCAACAGAATTGATTGATGTAGTTGCACTACCAACTGTAGAATTATTAACTATAAAGAAGTCACCTGTGGATATTCCACTAATAGTAACTGCAGTACCAGTAATATTAGAGTCTCTTAAATCAGAACCGAGAGGAATATGTAAGTCAAATATCAATTGATAGTTGGTTGAACCAGCTCCAATTGTAGTAGTACCAAATCCAACAATAATGCCAGAATCGCCTTGATAGTAATCAACTTTATTTTCCTCTTCAGACCATGTTGGAGGACTGATAAGAACCATTGGTGGATTAGATGATGTATAACCTGCACCAACACTAGTAATTGCAATACCAGTTATAGTTCCAGCAGCACCAATTATTGGAGATCCAAAAGCAGTTGTAGATGTTGAACCAACACCAACCTCATTACCACTTAATGATGTAGTAGCAAAACTTACTGTAGCAGTGCTATAACCAACACCACCTGTAGAAATAGCAACAGAAGAAATTGTTCCTAGACCAGATACTATTGCAGTACCAGCAGCACCAATTTTATCTTCTTGAGAAATCAACTTAACTTTCTTTTGGAAAGTAAAGTCATCAGATGTTGGTGATACATTATTAACTTCATCATATGGATCAAAGTATGGTCTTGCATTTTCAACGTAGATGACTGTTGACCCTATTCCTACTGATTTTATAATAGGTGAGTATGGATTAATAACAGGTTCATAAAGTTCCCTATCCTTTCCAACACCTTTCTCATTAATAATTTTATCTTCAGTTTGTCTACACCAATTAACTGGTCTTTCTAATTCAGAATTGTTGCTATTACCTGGTCCATAATATGGAGGAGTTGAAACAACATCAGTAGAATCAACGCTAATAGGAACCCTAGCAACTTCTTGTAACCAAGTATCTTGAGTTTGTAAACGTCCAACAGTTAAATCATCACCTTGTTTTACAGTTTCAATAACCTTTCTATCAACAACGTCTTGACCACCTGTTCCTTTATAGAAAATAATTTCAATTGTATCGCCAACTTTAGGTGCTTCAGTAAATGTAATTACACTACCACCAGGGAACTTATATCCTTTACCAGGAACTTGAGGAATGTTATTAACAAATACCAATAGAAGATCTTGAACATCAATCTTAGATCCTTTCTTAGCAACAATTGAAGTTGATTCTCCATTAACAGTTAATGGGAAATCAGTTCTACCACCATCAATATATCTTTCAACATTATCAAGAACTTCCAATTGACCAACAGACCATCCAGTAAATTCATCACTAAAGACTTTTTCAATATCAATCAACATTTCAGTAAAGGTTTTACTTGGATCAGTTGGAATACCTGTAGTACCACCAATAGGAACTGTTAATTTTTGAAGATTACCATAACCACTACCAGTATTTTGAATAGTAAAACTAATTACACTAGAACCCTGTCCAACAACAATATCAATTGTTGCACCAGTTCCAATTCCACTAGATGTATCACTATAAGTTAAACCAATACCACTATATGATAATGGATCATCAAAGACTACCTTATTGTATCCATTTACATACCCACCTCTAGCATAGATATGATTTCTAGTTGATATTCCAGTTTGAGTCTCAAATGTCTTACTATCAATAACACGTAGAACTTCACTTCCATTTGCTGCAACATCAAATTTACTTGCAGAATTGTTATTTAATCTAGGAGCTATAATAGCAGACTGAACAGATCCCAGTCCAACATAGAAAGTAGGAACAGTAGAAACACCGATATTAACTTCAAACGTAGTGGTTCCTACACCAACAGCAGTAACTTGTGTTCCTGTGTAATAAGGATCTGGTTTTCTAGGATATCTATGCACAGTTGCATAATTATCTCTCGAACATCTAAATGATAAAGATTCAGTTTTTATACCAATACTTTGTCCTATACGTAAACTATGACCTGCACCAATACTTACTGTTAATATTCCAGAAGTAGCACTATATGAAGCAGTAGAAATACTATAAAGAGCAGTCTTAGATGTGCCTACATTAAGGGTAATAGTATCATCTGTTTTTGAATCAATATTGATAGAAGTACTAAATCCTGGATCAGTATATCTTGGATATGGATGAATTGTTGCATAATCATCAAATTCACACCTAAATCTCAAACTCTCTTCTTTTAATCTAATACTAGTATCTGCGGATAATCCATGACTAGCAATTGAAAGAACCAAAGCACCTGTATCAGGATTGTAACTAGCATCACTAACATTATGAGTTACAGTTGCAGAAGTTCCAACATAAACAGTGATAGTGTTGGTTGTATAATCTGTAATTGCAGTAGTAATTCCTGCAATAGGATCTGTTGAACGAGGATAAGGATGATTTGAAGTATGACTATCCATCGAACAAGTAAATACAATACCTCCAGTAGCAATTCCAATAGTATCACTATCAGAAAGTCCATGTGAAGGAATAGTAAGAACTAAGTTTCCAGTAGAAGCATTGTATGTTGCATCAGTCGCAGTTGTAGTTCCAATACCTGTTACACTTATACTTCCAATACCAGAACTTACAAATGTATGATTATAATCACCACCACTAATAACAGCAGCAGGATCTGAACCAATAAATCTGTGAGCATAAGAACCACCTGCAACTACAGCACCAGAAGTAGCAGATACAAACTGATGAGTAAAGTTATCACTATTAGCAGCATATCCTACATCAATTGCAATGTCTCCATCATTATGTGTAAGTCCATTAGCAACTGCACTGACAAAACTATGGATTCCAGTGTAAGTTGAAGGTGCTACAGGAAGAACATTAACTCTAAAGGTATTTGTGGTTACATTAGTAGCTAATATCCACTGACTAGCAATCGTATCTGATCTTCTAGGATATGGGTGTGAAGTGGCATAATTATCCTTATCACAAGTAAATATTAAAGAATTAGGTTCAAATTTTACTTTATCATTATTAGAGATTCCATGACTAGGGGAAGTAACTGTCATGATGCCAGTTGTAGGATTATAGACTGCACCAGTTACAGTTTTCTTAGCACCATCCTTAGTAATCTTAACTGCAGTATGATATGCAGGATCTTGTCCTCTTGGATAATAATGAGTAGATGCTCCATTATCCAATCCACAAGTAAATGCTAATCCAGTAAAGATGACAACACTCTTCTGACCACTAGTTGATAATCCATGCCCAACAGCAGTCGTAACTGTCATAATACCAGATATATTATCATAGACTGCGGTATGAATACCAATTCTAGGTGAGTAGTCACAAGTAAAGGCAATACCAGAAAGTGTTACTTCATCACCTGATGATAATCCATGATCAGTTTGTGTAGTGATCGTAGATATACCAGTTACGGAACTATATCCAACATTTGCTACTCTTCTAGTTGAATAGAATATATGATCTGGATTAGTAACAGCAATTCCTGTAATATGTCCAGTAGTAATTTGTGCTGTACCAATTCCTATAATATTAGTTCCAGAACGGCTAATCGTTTGTATACCAACATTAACTGTTTGAATACCTGCCCTATAACCAGAACCAGTATTACCAATACTAATAGATTGAATAGTACCACCAGCAGCAACTGTAACTGTTCCACCAGCAGCAACTAGAGGTTGATATCCAAATCCTTCACTAGAACCTACAGAAACAATTATTCCACCTTTAGGAAGATTTCCTACATTTGCATCGGTAGTAGAACTTCCAGTACCAGTAAATGAAATTGTTGTTACACCAACAGTCGCATCTTCAATAATAGTATATTCATTAGTTGATCCTGAAGTTTGGAAAACATCATTAATAAGAACAATTGCAGTATCAGTTACAATTCCTGTTATATTTGATCCACCAGACTCTAATGTAAAGTCTGACACTTGACCAGTAAATTGAGAAGAAAGACTATCAAAAATATAATTTCTATAATATGGTTCATTTGATGTATCAGGAACACCAGAACGCATGAATGTTCTTCCTTCAAAACTAGATCCAGTCGCAATTCCCGTCCAATCCCTTGAATCAGGTGGGTTTGTAGAGGTACTTAAAGGAACATTACCATAAGGTGCTTCTACAAAGTTTAGTGTATTATCAACAATATTATAATTACCATCTACTTTAGTAACTAAAGCTCCCGTTCCATATCCTGCTAAAGCAGTTCCAGCCCAAGGTCGTCTAACTCTAATGAGATTATCATTTCCTGCTTGACCAATAGCATCAATTCTAAGTATTTCATTTCCAATTTTAATTAAATCTCCACCAAAGAATGATGTAATTCCTGCAAACTCAATATTATCATCAGTAGTAAATACCTGATTTGCTAAATGAGTTGTTACTGCGGTTGAAACGATGGGAGATTGAATAATATTATCCAAAGAAATAAGAGCTTTCTTATTCTGATTAACAGCATTAAAACAGTGAGAAGTTCCAATACCTACACTTGTAATATCAACCACCTCTGGGACGGTCTGAAGTGCCTTAGAGACACTCTCTGCAAGCTTAATGGTTTCATCATCAATCTTAACTGCATATACTTTACTTGGTAATAAAGTAGTTGTACCAACTCCAGTAAATCCATCAGTAGAAGCAACTCCAATTGCCATAGTATATCCAGTGCCAGGATTTGTATAAACAAGTTCTTCACCTGTAACAAAGAAATGATTTGGAAGATTGATAGTATTATTTGTAGTATTAACTATACCTGCACTACTACCATCAAATGGTTTTCTAAAGATTGGATCAGTTTTATGTGATAATCCAAATGCTCTTAATACAGCACTTTCTGTTCCAGTGTAATCACCAAATCCACTTTCAATAGTTCCGTTATTGAAATCAAGTGTATCCTTTGTATCATCTTGTATTCTTACAGCATTCATATACACATTAACTTGTGCATTAATGCTTGCTACAGGAGTAAAAAGTAATGAAACAGTTCCTGCAGAAGATACTTTAGATCCAAATGTTCCTAATCCAGTTGGAGAAACTCCAGAAGCAACATTAGCAAAATCTACATCATATGTCTCTGTTGTAGAACCATCCACATAATCAGTAACTACTGCATACTCAAACATACAATAAACTTGATTTGTTGCATCAGTAACTTGAATAGTTCCATAAGCAGCTTCATAATCAGAAGGATATTCACCGATAGTTGTAATTCCAGGAGATGATGAAGAATCAATTGCAGTTGTTCTAGATTCTAATCTTGCATGTTTAAGATCAACTGTTCCAATACCCGTAGAAGTAGAATCTGCCATACCAACAACAATGGTATTAATAACACCAGTTGTCCCTATACCCACACTAGCATTAGGAATAAAATCTACCTTTAAAGTAGAACCATCAATATAACCACGATAAGTACCTAATCCACCAATTGCTTCTGGAGTAGTAACAGTTGTTAATCTTCCATACTCCATTATATCAACTTCATCATCATTATGAATAATGTTCAATTGATTATATTCATGTTCTTTACCACTAATATCTGGATTAATATTAATAATAACCTTTGCAGATCTATAAGTGCTTGCAATACCAACAATTGTTGTAGATGCAACTCCTGTTCCTATTGTTACACTTTCAGAATCAATTAGAGAGGGACCAATAACAGTGCTGCCAGTGCTTAATAAATTATCATCAAGATTGTAAGAAAGAGTGGCAACAAAATAATCATTAACAGAATATTTTACTGGATAGAAGTTTAATTGACCTTCACTACCAGAAACAGCAAAATCAAAATCTCCTTGATCATATACAGACTCAACTCTTCCATATTGGTTAATATATCCTTGAACATCATCATGAATAATATCAACAATCATCAATTGTCTTTGAGCACCAAATCTCTTGTCTCTTACATAAGTGATATATTTTAATGCTCTCCTTTCCGATAATGTCCATCTATTAATAGTGCTAAATCTTGTAGCTCTAGGGTTACTATTGAAAGTACCACTAAAATCATCTATGGATACTACCCTATTTCCAACGGATTCAGAATAATCTTTTAAAATTCTACTTGAGAAAGTTATTTCTGTAGAGAAAGCATCACTTCCTGTAATATCTAAAGCATTCTCAGATACTAAATCAAAATCATATACACAATTCAAATCACCAATACCATAAAGATCATTTACCACAGAAACATCAGACAATTCCGTTGATAATCCAACCCTAGCAGAAGAAGTTGATTCTAATTGATAATCAGAGAATTTTTTAAACCCTAATGTATGATTTAAAGTAGAAACAGGATCATCCCATGTTTCTATATCAACTCTAGAACTTAATGAGTAAGAAAGATTTTGATAATAATCACTATCTTGGATTCTCTGAATATGAGCATTGAAGAATCCAGAATCAGTTTCCCATCCCTTCTCAACTCTTGAAGTTGCATTTAGTTTAATATATGAATCAAATGTTTTTATAGATGAAGCAAGACCTTGAGTTGATGAGGATAATCCTTTTATAATATCATTAACTATAAACCCATCTGTATTAGAAACTCTTAAAATACCAGTATTTGGATTCCAATTTTCAACATTTCCTCTAGCACTACTGATAGATCCAGTAACTACTTCATTTTGTGAAAAATCATTTGGTGTCAATTTAATATCAAATGTGGGCATGAATTTCTTAGGAACGATTCTTCCAGAAGAATTAACAAAATCAAATGTTCCTGCAGATAAACCAGGAGCTAATCCAGTAAAGTAATTGGAAAGATTATATGTAACAGTACCAATTCCTCCATAGTTTTCATCAACTGCTGTTATAGTAAAGAGATTATAATTATAATTTTCAGAATTATATCCAAGTGCAGTTGTACCAACTCCTACACCAACACCTTCTATGAAGACCTCATCACCAACTGCAATTGGGAATGTATCAGCAGTGCTAAATCCAACAGACAATTGTACTGTTACATCATAATTTTCAGTATTAAATCCAACAGTAGCAATTCCAATACCATTACTATTCCTATCAGTGATAATAGTAGGTTCTGTATTACTAATACCTTTAGTATTCTTTAAAATTTCTACTTCAGGATTTCCTAAAGTATATTTCAAATCAGCATCTAGAACTGGTTTATTAGTTTTTCCATCAATAAGAATTAACTCTGGTGCAGAGATATAACCTCTTCCAAAAGAAGTTATTCCAATAGATTCAATAGACATCAAAGCATCTATTTTAATAATCTGGGGTAAAGCAGAATCTGGTTTTAATGTAGTATCTGATGGGAAATCATATCCAATATCTTTAACCTTTAAATTTTTAACCTTTCCTATTGAAGTACTCAATGCTTCAATAATTGCACCACTACCAACTTCACTATTAATTGTAGATATGCCAGGAAGATTATAGTAATTTCTACCAGGATTACCTATTTTAAAATCTGCAATTGCACCATATGCAGTTGAACTATCAGTTTCATATGATACAAATGATGTAGTTCCATAAGAAGTTCTTTCGGGAGATTTTCTTAAAGTATATGAGAATTGATTAGTAGAACCTACTGTTATTGATTGTTTTCCATTGTACTCACTATCTACAAGTTGTATTTCATTTCCAGATAAAACACCTGTATCAGAAATTATCTCCTTTTTGATAATTGGTAATGTGCTTTCAAATACAGGATCTAATTTATAATAAAGTGTTTCTGGAATATCTTTAGTAACAGATAAAGTAACTTTAGCGTCAGTGGATACACCTGCAGTTCCATTTCTTGTAAAATTGAAAGTTGTAGATTCTGGAGATGTATTCCATTGTTTTGTTAAATTTTTATCACTATATAAATTCATTACAAATGCTGGATAATTTGTTGATTGTGCAACATATCCTAAAGAAGCATCAGAAAGATCAAACTCAACCCTAGAGTTTTTATATACTTTTATTCGTGGATTAATTGGATTTATTGTTCCTGCAGAAGTACTAGTAATTCCTATTACATCTGGTTTTGGTTCATTAGCATCATAATCTGTATTAGTTAATTTAAAACTATCTGTATCAACTTTAACAATATAGTAAATTCCATTATCATCCAAACCACCAGCAGGAGTGGATGCTGTATGAATAATCTTATCACCAGTTTCATAACCATGATCATTAATCGTAAATGAATTTGATGTAGTATTAACTCCAGAAGCAGTAAATGATTTTGGATCAATTACCATCCTTCTATTATAATCATTATACTTAACAATAACTGTTGTTGTAAGACCTGAAACAACATCCATGTAAACATTTTCATAGTTTAACAAACCATGCGTTTCACCTGTAGAAACTGTAGCAGTGACTTTACGTATTTCTCCAGTAATAACGTCATAATTAGTCTTAAAGCTATGATAGACACCAGTACCCAAACCAGAGAAGAATACTGTTGTACTACCCCTCTGTGTGCTTGCAATGCCTACAAAAGTACCTGTACTACCTAAACCAACCTTAACAGTGGATATGCCTATTAAGTCTTCAGTAATGGCAGCAGCATAAAGTGTTTGACCATTTGTTAATGTATTAATACCTGTATAAACAGCGTCTGATCCATCCCACCTAATATTAAGACCTTCTCCTTGATTAGGAGAATATGTCAATTTATCACCAGTCTTCAATCCATGATCAGGGAGATAAATTGCTTTTGTTTGAATAAACTTCTGAGTTATACCAATTCCAGGATTACTAAATGCAATTGTAGTTCCAATACCAACTCCAGACCTTGTTCCTAAACCAACTGAATCAGCAGGATTAAAATAAATTTGATTGTTTACTCTATATTCATATTCAGAAGTAAATCCTGAATTAATAGTAAGTCTTCTAGGATCTTCAAGAATTTCAGAGGTTACTGTATGAGAAACTCCTGTAACTCCATTAAAAGCTCTTAGAACTCTAATTCTAGAAAGAAGAGGCTCTACGTTTAATAATTTTAAAGTTTCTGTTCCAATTCCAAGAATATCATTAGATTGAAGTTTTGATAAATCTCCACGAACATCAATATGAGTTACTATACCTGTAGCACCATCAGTTCCAATGGCAACAGCAGTGGTTCCCAATCCAGTTACATTAAGTTTGGTAGAAGTTATTCCAGCATTATAAACACCACCAATTTCTGAAGAAGTTGTTGATAATCCAGTAACTGTAATAATATCACGATTAACCCATTCATGAGGTTCTGTAGAAACAATACTATAAATTCCCTTTTGACTTGAAGGATATATTTCTACATTGGTTATACTACTAGTAGCAGCACTTACACTACTTACTGATTTACCAAGAAGTCTTGATACTTTAGCAGCTGCACCAATGCCTCTACTACCAGTATTATTAAAAACTACTTTATCACCAACTTGATAATTCTTTCCACCTGTTTCGATTCCAATACTTTCCAAAGAACCAGGTTTTGTCCCTGAAACATCAATAGTTTGGGATAAGTTATCTGGAAGGGGCATATATGGGTAATATGCTTTATCATTATAGATTAAATTGTAAGGAGTGGTATTTCTACACCATTTACTATTTTCTAAATTATAATCATCTTGATTTGAAGTTGTTAATAAATTAAAATCATTTGGGGTTGAATAATAATTTTGACCAATAAGATATGGATATACTGGTAATTTAAATGTATTGAATTGTCCACCCTGTTCTGAACCAGAATCATCTATTGTTGCAAAGTATGCATAAGTTCCACTTGGGAATTGTGGAGTTACACAAAATCTTCCATTATTTTCATCCAGAATAGTTTCATCACTTACTTTTTTATATGTAAAATCATCACAGAAAAATCCTGCAGGAAAAACACTTAATGGTGGTCTATTTTCCTTAATTGAAGCTTCTTCTACATAACCAGATTTCATCTGAGTTACAGTTCCACCTTCTTTCTTCATATACCCATAAGGTCCATATATTGGATTGCCATCATATGCCCAACCAATAATAGGAGAGTGATTGTCCGATTGAGTTTCTTGACCATTAACTTTTTTTAGATCTGGTTCACCATATAAAGATTCACCTTCTTGATTAGTTGCATAAACAGTTTGTCTTAATTTTCTAGGAGCATATAAATGATTGTATTGTAGTCCAATATTACCATCTTTTATAATTCCATCATCATCGGTAATTTGTTGAGTTTGATAATATTTTTCAAATAAATTAACATTCCATTTTTGAATATGGGAACGTAATTTACTATCAGATCCAGAATTTATAACATCAATAGAAGTAGTTGATGTATCATATCCAGCTCCCTGATGTATTATATTAACAGTATCTAAAACATAATTAACAGTTGTTCCTATACCAACCGATGAAGCATTTCCATTAAGATCTACTACCTTTAAAATAGGAGTTATTACAGCACCTGAACCACTTCCATTTATTTGTAAATTTGGAGGTGAATTATAATTACTACCTTTATTTTCAACAATAACTTCAATAATTTTTCCACCACTAATGATAGGAGTCAATTGTGCGTTAGACCCAGATAATAGAGTTACTTCTGGTTCTCTAACAAAATTGATAATTTCAGATGCACCATATCCGACACCATTATTTGATAAATGAACTGATGTTATTTCACCTCTAAATATGGGTTGAACCTTTAATTCAAAAGTATCAGATCCTACTGAAGATATTCCAACATCTCCTGTAATACTTACAGTAATATCTTGATAATTAAAAGTATGGGTTCCTACTCCAATAGATGTAAGAGATCTATATTGTTTAGTTTTGTAATAAAAATCACTAGTAGTAGTTCCTACTCCAACACTTGATAGATAAAAACTATCATCATCTTTTTTAGTAACATAAAAATCAGTATCAGTTGTAAGACCTGCTATGGGTGTTCCATTAGTGGTATATTTGACAATTTCTCCAGATTGGTAATCATGATTTTTAATATTAATACAATTTGAAGATGTATCTATACCTGCAGATGTAGTAGTTCTTTTTTTATTTTGATATTCACTTCCACCTGAAATTATGTTAATAGATTCAACTATAGATTTTTTATTAATAGATTTTATAAAATGTTTTCCTACTCCTCTAGATGTTAATGCGATTGTATTAATACCTGCAAGAGCTCCCGCTTCATCTTTATGAAGTCTGATAGTTGTTCCACCACTACCAACAACTGCAGCAAAGTAAGTTGAACTAGTAGTTAATCCACCAACAACTTCTTGATTGTCTGTAACATATATTACTTCTTCTGCATTTTTTAATTTGTGATAAGTGGTAAATCCAATTGTAGAAGGTAAACTTGAACTTGTATTAAGAATAACTCTAGGAGAATCAGATTCAAAAGAAACTGAATGTTCTACAGATTGCATGTTTACAGAAACATCAGCTCCTGATCCATTACCACCAGCAATTTTTATGGTTGGTTTTGATTGATAATCAAATCCAGGATCAATAATTCTAACACCTTTTAACTCTCCAGATACAGCAACATATCCAGTAGCTCCTGTTCCAACAGAATCTTTGATATGTAAGAATGGTGGATTAATTATATCAAAATCTTTTCCACCTGCAAGAACATCTATACCTTTAAGTTCCCCATAATGAACCTGATCAAAGGATTTGTAATTTAGAATTTCTACACCATTTACCAATATACCAGTATGACCAGGTGTGGTTTCATATACAGTTCCTGTATTATCTGGTGGACATACTTCTCTTACTAATTTTTGTGAGGTTAGAGTTTTATTATTAAATTTAAATGGAGATATTTTATTATCAGTTACAATACCAACTTGCTCTTGAGTAACAAACTTTTCATTATAAAGATCTGAACCACTTTTTGCAAATTTAAGTGTTGTTTCATTTACTCTCTTTACAAAATAAAGACCTTCATCCATCAAAGATGATTTAACAACAAAATTGTCGATAGAAGTTCCACTAGTAGGATCTACATAAGCATTATTGATTATTTGTGGTGTATAATAAATTGCATCACCAGTATAGAATCCATGATCAAAGATAGGAACTCCAGATGGACTTGTTGATGCATTCGTTATAACTTCATATTCATCACCACTAAAACTTCCACTAAAAACAATTTTCCCATCATTAACACCAAGTGATTGAGAACCATATGTTGGAATAGATGGAGATGCTATAAGTAATTTTTCACTATTTTTTTCTTTATATACATTTTGTATATTTGTAGCATACGCAGATGCCTCTGGAAAATTTATAGCATTTGTTTTTAGAATTTGCCTTTCTATAGTATAATCTAAATCTTCATTGATTAGACCTTGCCCTTTAATAACAAATGATCTTGCAGATGTTAATTGTGTTATATCAGATACTGGTAAATTTCTACCATCACTACCAACTAAAATAGCAACAGACTTATCTCCTACTTTAAAATCATGATCAGTGGTTAAAGTTATTTCATAAGTAAAATCTGATGAATCTTTAAGAACAATACTATCAACTTGATATACAGGAGAAACATTATAGAACCATTCTTTTACTTTATATCCAGTATCACCAATTCCTAAAGTTTTTATCTTTATAGTATCGCCTTCTTCAAAAAGGCAATTTGTATTCTCATAATCAACACTGTCTATAACTGATGTAATTCTTACTTCAATTGTATCATCAAAATCTAAAACAGATCTTCCATATGCAAAGGTATTAATACCAATAGTTTCACCACTTAAAATAGTTTTTCCAATTCCACTAAGTCCGAAGAATTGAGTTAAACTTTTTGATGTATATGAACTTACTCCTGTAGTATTGTCAATATATTTAAAATGCAATTCTCCAGTTGATCCAAATCCAACTGTAGAGTCTACATCAACAACAGTGATACCTACACCAACCTCTCCAATCACTCTTGTTCTAGGAGGTGTTACAAAAGTTCCATATGTTGAACCTTCTACTCTAGAATCTCTATTATATCCTGCATCAATACTTAACTTATAAAATGTAGTTCCAGCACTAACATTGATAGGTTCAACGTGAGTTATAGGGGCATAAGCTTTATCAATATTACGATCTTGATATGTATCTTGATATAATGTAGATAATTCAAGATTCATTGGATCACCAGAAATTGGTTCTACAACAAAATCTCTTGTTATTTTATAATTTGCATTAGATGGTGTAAAAAGAAATTCAGATGGTCTTATAATTTTTACATTTTCATTATATAAAGCTTTAAATAGAATTTCAAAACCTCTATCAGTACCTTTACTTAAGTAAAAATCTTTTGACTGTTTTATAAAAATATTTTGGTCTAGATCTGAAGATAATTTTCTTGATTCAAATCCAGGAGCAAGTTGGTGCTTAGTTTTAACTAAAAATTCTTTAAGAAATAAAGAACTTAAATTTTGTATAGAATCACCTTTGCTATGTTCTTCTGCAGATGTAGATTCAAATACTAATTCTTCAGGATTAGTATCATTTTGATATGAACTAACACCAACAAATCCTCTAACACAACCAGTAAAAGCAAAAGTAGTTATTCCAGTATAAGTAATAATTTCATTATTAATTTTCAATAGACCATAAGAATCTGGAAATCCCAAAGTTCCTGTAGGATTTTCTTTCATATCAACTTCAATCGTATCATTAACAATACCTATAGAAGCACCTAATCCAACATGTTCAGTAAGACCAACCTGTTCACTAACTTTTGTATATTCATCAATATTCTGAACCAAGTCAATTGGCCCACCTTGATATTCCTGTCCTTGATAATATGACTTTAAAAACTCAGCAACCAATGGATAGTCGGATCTTACATATCCTGGAAGCTGATTTTGAACGACGTTATTAAACTGAATTCTTTTTTTAGACATTTTATAGTTTTTCTATCTTAGTAGGTTGAACCAGAGGTTGTGGGACTTGTCGTAGATGTAGATGTGGTAGTCGTGGTTGCAGTAGGGGCTATAGCAGATCCTCCTGTTGTAGCAACATTACGTCCACCAGCACGAACTAAACTACCATTCGCATAACTTGAAGAAGTAACGTAATTAGAACCAGAAGGATCTAATCCAGAAGAAATTTCATCAACAACCATTTCAAAATTACTGTTATTAATATCTAGTTGCAAATAAAGATCCTGTAATCCAATAACATCATTAGAAAGAGGACATGCTGATATTTCAATAACAGTTTGTCCATCTTTAAGCATTCCAGATTGAACATTGATTGGATTGAGAGTAACAACTCCTTTTTTATAATCAATTGTTCCAACATTTCTTCTAACAATGGTTGGGGACTGCGAATCTATTGAAGGAACAGAAAATAAGAATAAAGATCCATTTAATTTATTTGTATTAGGAACATCTGCAATATAAACATCATCTAATATTCCTGCAATTCTAAATGCAGATGATTTGATATTATATCCACTCATTCTTTTAATATAAAATTCATTACCAAAACCAATTGAATATTCTGCAAAAGAATTCAATACAACTCTTAAATCCCTTCTCATATTGATTGTTGTAATATTAGAAGTTACAGATTCGTTACTATTATCAATAAGAGATAAAAACTTACTATATTTAAACCTGGCACCATACTTATTCATCTCTGTTGACTCTGCATACTTATTAGCATTATTTTGAATAATACTAGAAACAGATTCTGCCGATTCTGCAAGATTTGAGTTAAAATATATTTTTGAATCTGCTTCGAGGTAGAGATACTTCAAATCAAGTATTTCAGGGACAATTCCTGCTACTGCATACTTCTTTAATTTTAATTTTAACTGTTCTTTGACTAAATTTGGAAGAAAATCACCAGTTTTTGGTTTTATACTAATAAATACCTTTCCAAATTGGGGTGGAACAAGATCTTCACCTCCAAAAACGGAAATTGACTCTGTTTCAGGGTAAATTTTTGCTGGAATTAGTGATTCATAGTCATTTGCGGTAATTGCTCTATTTTGAGATGCATAAATTCGTGGAGCAAACTTTCTAACCGACTCTACAGACTCAATTGTTTCTCCACCAGAAGCAATTATGCCAGTTGTAAGCAAAGAAATGCCAGTTGTAACATTATAAGTGTTTGCATTACGTGTATATTGAATTCTTCCTGAAAAATTGAAAGAACTTACTCCATTTGCAGCATCACCATTAGAAGTTATGTAATTAATTGTGATAAAATTGCCATCTTCGAGTGCTTTTCCAAAAATTCCATCTCCAAAAAATATTTCATATCTTTCATCTTCAATTTCTTGTAAAAAATAGACTTTAGAGTCTGATTTTACGTCAAAAAGACTATCTTGTGAACTATATTTTGTTTCTGTCGCAGAAGCTTCAGTTGGTTTTACTGAAACTGCAATTAAATCAGTATCAACACCAATATTTGGTAAAATAAATTTCTGATTTGGTATTCTTGCTGAATATGTGTAAGTTTGAGTTAATAAAGTTCCTTCATAAACTTCAACATCATCAAAAGTTGCAATTCCGTCTAAGACAGGAACAGTAATATCACTCAAAATTGAAAAAATAAAGGATTGTCCACCAAATGCACCACTGGATGCTGCCACTGGACCCTTCTTAAGAGTCAAAGAAGCAGGTGCAGGGGTAATTCCACTAGTATCAATGAAGAAAGACACTGTTGCCCTTGCTGCTTGCCTTGGACGTGGTGTATAACCTATGTTTCTTGCCAGTGAAACGATGTTTTTTCTTAAAGTCGCAGTATCAATGAATACTTCATTCGTCACCATGTTGGCATTGTATGAAGTAATGTAGGTATTATATGCTAAAACGTCTAAAATTGTTGACAGGTTAGATCCCTCGAAGTCATAATCCGTAAAATTCGAGTTGGATTTAAGATATTCTTGTAAAGTTGACTTAACTTGGTCAAAATCCAAGTTAGAAAAATTGGCTAATGGCATCTTTATCTACTAGATTGCAAAACAAACTGTAATTCTTGTGTTGGAATCTCTGATCCAATCACATCATATGTAATAGTTACATCAAAACTGTTGTTTTCATAGTCAGGAAATGCTTTTACATCATCTACTTCTACTCTTGGTTCGTAATTATCAATTGATTGACGAATTTCATCAACAATAATAGTAGCAGTAATCTCATCTATGTTCTCAAAAAGAGATTCTGTAATCCTTGAACCAAAAGATTGGTTAAAGAACTTCTCTCCAGGTGTTGTAAAAACAATATTTCGCAAAGAACGGGCAATTGCGTTCTCATTTTTGATCGCAATAAGGTCATCATTCAGTGGATTAGACTGAAATGTCATACTTATGTCTTTAAAACCTTGACTGACCCGTTCTATTGGCACACTAATACGGCGATTATTGTTTATTTATTAAGGATTACAAACTATTGTTTCAAATAATCATAGTTTGATCGTCATATTCAAGATCATCTTCTTCAAAATCTCCAAAAATTTCACTTTGTACTAAATCATCACGTTTTTTAGGGGTAAGATGGTCGTTTGAAACCTCTCTTAGCATCTTTTTCTTGGAGTTTTCCATAATTTTAGTATGTTTTTACTATTTAACAATAAAAAAAGGGGGATTG